CCGCGAGGACACTAGTTTCAAAGTAACTCTCCTATAAATAGGAACCATGGGATTAACCCCCCCATGGCAAAAGAAAATTCTATTAAAGTTTTAAAGACTCCAAGGACCGTAAATTTACAGTCCGCTGAGATTTTAGAAATTTCAATAGCATAGATTCTGAAAGTTTAATCTTCTGATCAAATCTCCTTTGAAAAAGAGCTTTGTCAGTAGGTTTAGGCCTGCTCAATATCTCATTGATAATGGTTAGGGGATCAGTTTGATCTAAAAGATCATCTGTATCACCTTCCTCATCTTCATATGAAGTATTGTACACTCGTATTATCTTTGTCATTTCATCTATTGATGTCTTGAAATATTTAATAACGAGTGGCGAGTAGGTCTCTTTGTTTGTCTGACCCATCGAATATGAAGGTTTTGAAAGACTTTCATATTCAACTATCTTCTCGGAGACAGTTCTTAATAAGAACTGTTCGTACTGGTTATCAAACCCGTACACTCGACTCCAAATTGCTGAATGCAACCCTGAAAAGGGAGATTCAGTTTTGGCCAATTCAAATTGCGTAAGCTTTTTGAATAATGGAGAGCTACAGAAGATATAGGCAGAAAGCTTTTCTTTACGCTTCATCTTTTTAAGATATGCGTAGAAGATTAGTTCTCTGCTTAGGACCCCCGGGCGTTCCTTATCCTGACTTTGGGTATTATCCTGTAAAGGATAGTAACTTCTGTCGAATAAAGATCTTTCCAAGGACAAAAGGTCGTTAAGACTATTTGTACAAAGAGAGATCTGTCTCGGAGTTATAGGAGATAATTCCTCTCCGTCAATGAAAATGCGTTTAGCAATTTCAGCTGACTTAGAGTCCTGATTTGGTTCTATGGATTTCCCGTAAGAGATATCCATACCTAAATCAGTTATTATTTTCTTATAACTCGAGGCCACTAACTCACCGTCAACCCCCATATCATCTCCAATAACACAATATTTTCTTTGTGATACTGGGATATTGTTTATTTCAAAACAATAGTTAATGATGATGTGGTGCGTTAACGCCATGACAGCCCATGAGCTTAATAAACCCATAGGTTGTCCAACGGCATAACGTATAGGCTCATCACCACAGTAGACATCTCTGTCTACTATTAGTTGATGTCATAGAGACGTGATTTCCTTTCCTAATAAAGGTTCAAGAACCTTCATTTGTAAAAGGACTGGCATTCTATCTGTTGCGGCTGAAAGGTCGTAACAGTAGAACCCACCTTCTTTTGTTCAATTCTTTAGCTTGGTAGCTAAATTGTTGTGAGAGAAAGATCCATCACCAGGTAACCTCTTAAGCATTTTCATGATATAATCATGGATAGGTTTAAGGGCTATCTGGGTCCAAATATCACCAATACATATAACTCGGGTTTTACCCCCCCCTTCAATTAAGAAGTGGAGACGTAAAGCCTTTAAGGTAGATGTATCGATATTTGGGTCTATGAGTGCCTTAGAGAGGTCAAATAGGTCATTAAATTCTTTAACACGTCCGTCGGTGTAAACCAACTGAACCATGTTAAGAATATGACCATCTAAGCCTTCTTTAAGAACTGCCTGTAGGTCGAGTATGCTTGTTGCACCCATAGCTTTAGGGCCATTGGCCCCTGCTTTGGTTGTAACATGCATTGATGGGCTATCAGATTTTGTAAATGATTCTATTCTTAAATCCTTAAGGATTTTAGGAATATATTTATTTATATCACTGATAGCGGAATCTAAGTTTGATGATTTCTGAGGAGAAATAATTGTAGAAATACTGTTATCTACTTTATCACTGATTAACTTATAGTACGAAAGTACTGTAAGTATTAACCTTTGATAATGAGGATCAGTTTTATACTTTTCTTTGTTCCTCAGTCTCAGATGTCGAGGGATTCCAAGTTTGTTAGTTGCGATCCAAAAGGGTCCCAACTGCTTACTTGTATCCTGTCTAAGAAAGCACCGAGAAACTAATCTCAGTACTTCTTTGGACATCTTTAAGGCTGAACTAAGTCCATTACACTTTTCAATGTGATGGAAATAGTTTAACGCTTTATCGAATAGATCTAAAAGATTTTGATCATTTCGAAGAATAACTTTCAAGTTATTTTGAAAATTGGTTAATTCAGGTCTGGATTTCATAATTGTCATTAGTTATTTATTAATTAATTGGCATTTATGGTCCTTGATTCCCCACCATTATAGTGGTTCGGCAGGGTTCCAACCCAATGTTGAGGTATGGAACAACTAGTGGC